TTATAAGTAAACTTCTTATAAAGATCCAAATAATCTAATTGAGTCAGGCCTCCAATATCAAATGTGGTATGCTTACGTCCATTAATAAATGTCTCACCTTCAGTTACAAGTCCCCAATTAGACATGCGCTTCATTAGTTTTTCACCAAGAACGCGATTTAATCTTTTGCAAATATATGGAATATCATAAAATTGAATATTCCAACCAGTAATCACATCAGGAACATCAGTCATCCAATAGTTAATAAAACTATTCAGAAGTTCATATTCTGATGGGCAGTAATGATAAGTTACGTCTTTACGAATATTGTTAAATGGTTTAACTCCCCAAGTAATAATCTTCTTTGTTGTATAATCTTGAATTGAAATAGAAAGAATTTCTTCTACGCAGGATTCAACATCAGGAAATCCACCTTCAGAAGCAACCTCAATATCCAGAGTTACAAGTTTGATTTTGTTGATATCAAACTTAATTTCATCTTCTGGATATTTTTCAGAAATATATTGATAAATGTATCGATCATTTCCATAGATCTCAAATCCATCTACATTTTCATATTTTTTATAAAACTCACGACAGTCTCTTACAGAACCAGGATGAATAGGTTCTACAGACTCACCATTTAAAGTTTTATACTTAGACTCCTTTTTAGACTTTACAAAGAGAGTTGGAAAGAATTCATCTCTCGTCTCAAATCTTTTACCATTTTCTACTCCACGAATCAAAAATTGATTTCCAATCAACTGAACATTAGTATAAAAAGTTTGACTCATTCCTTAATAAGGTCCTGGTATTTTTCAAGAAGTGTGGGTGTTGGATCAGCAAGAGATAAAATCTTATCTGAACTAATCATAAATGAATCATCTTTTGTATATCCACAAAGAAATGGTTCTAAGGTATTCATAGTCAATTCCTTTATTACAACAAAAGGTTTAATTAACTTACAATCAGGTTCTCCAATATCAACTCCAACTTCTTCAATCTGACTGATCAGAATTGAGTTGTTCATCAGTGCTATTACTTTGATCATTTTGTTTTCCATAATTAATTACATCCTCCATATACATATCAGTAAGTTTATCAGTTGGAGTAACTATTGTCACTACCCAATCAGTAGTTAGTGGAATAACCTCATCTTTTGAGAGAGGCATCCAAGGATAAAGAGAAACTTGAAATCCAGATTTTTGCACACCATCAGTATTTTCGGTGAGCGTATTTGGATTTCTCATTTTCACAATACAAGGTTTTGTAAGAAAGTATCCAATCACCCTGGGATTTTCTTCATCACCAACAACCATTTCTTGAATATCCGAAATCAAGTCTTCACCTGACTTAAGAAGCATTAGTTTTACTGTCATTTTTACTCCATACCTGTAAGTATTATAGCAAGAAAAAAGGGAGGCGTCAACTGGTTTTTGCCAGTCACCTCCCAGCGGCAACGATACTTAATATTTATAGATAATCTTTGCGCTTATGATGATCCGGAACAATTCTACCCAGAGTAACTGCCAACAAACCATCCTCAAAATCAACTGATCTAACTTCAGTCTCATCAGAAAGAGTCCAGGATCGAGTAAATGATCTCTGTGCTAATCCCTTATGAACATAACTAGTTTCAGTTTCTTTATCTTCTTTTTGTCCCTCAACAAAAAGTTTTCCATCTTGAGTGTAAACAAAGACTTCTTTTTTCTTAAATCCTGCAAGCGCAAGTTCTAGTCGAGATTCTACATTACTTACCTGAACCAAATTATATGGAGGATAATTTGAAGTAGTTTCGTGAAGATTGAATAGGCGATCAAAATATTCATCCAATCCAATACTGTTCTTTGTGATCTTATCCATTAGCATAGGAAGATCCGCAGCAGTATACCTTGCAATATTAGACATTATAGTAGCTCCTTACTAAAAAGCGAGTTTGTGTTTTGTGGACCCCGAAGGCATCCAATATTATATATTCAACAACATAAAAAAGATGGGTAGTGATACCCACCTATTTCTATTCTGTTTCTACTACCTTTCCTTTTTTACCAATATTATACTTCTGTTCTAAAATCCAATCTCCTTTATCCTTATATGCAAGAACTTTGATTTGATTAAGTGGTGCAATATCAGCAACTGAATCTTCTTTTACAATAGCAATCAGTCCCCAATCGGCAAGTAAACGTACAATACGATTACGACGTTGAACATCGTTTACCGTAAGATTTGCATGTTTACCATCAAGAGCAAAAAGTTCTTTGAAGTGAACCAAAAAATAACGACCTTGTTTGTGCAGAATGTGGCAAGATTGATAGAGTTTTTTCTCTTTCCTTGACGCAACTCCGATGCGGGTTAAAGTCTCACGAACTTTTAGAAAGTCATCGGGTTCATTAAGAATAATCTCAATCATTTGGTCTTGTGACCACTCAACAGTTGGTTCTACTGTTTGATGTGCAGTAGTCATTTTTTTCCTCCAATTTCAAGTCGTTTTTTAATAAAGTTAATTTGTTCTTTCGTCAGGATTTTCAGTGCTTGCGATGCTTTTTCATTACTATAACCATAGTATTGTTTGATACATTCTAAGTCTGTGATTTTATCCTTGCGGAGCCAGGGAGAAAATCTCTTCCGTTTCCTTAGACTATTTAGATAAAATGAATATTGCATATCTTTATCAAGATGATGATTCATATTCATTTCGTTTGCAAAAAGAATAGAGTCTATCTGTCCTGATAGGCACTTGTTAATAATAAACGGTGAGTATTCTTTTATTAAGTCTGGATTTTCTTCTGTTAGATTATCTTTTGTAAAGTTAATTGAGTTTAACCAATCTTTAAGTTCAGTTGTCATCGTATAATTTGAATTTCATCATCATCAGTCCAAAGTTCGACCTTGGTTCTAAATCTATTTTCTTCTTTTAGTTTATCATATCTTTTGGTAGATTTCTTCTTCCACCAGGCAATAATATTTTCTAAATAAAATTTATCCCAATTTTGCCCAGGTCTCAATTTATCTTGCTCACCAAGAATAACTTCACGAACATTTTCATACCCATAATCAGAAATATAAAATCTTTTCTTTTGAGTCAAATTAAAGGCAATATTAATAACTTGATTAAACTCATCAAGTTTTTGTTTATCTTGAAGAGAGTTGCGAATAATAGAAATCATTTTAGTTTGCCGCTTCATCTTTTTGGATGATGCTTTATTATCTGTTAATGGAGTATTATTATTCAGGTAAGTAAATCTATCGTGAAGTTTGTGAAATACTTCGTCGTGAAGAAGTGGAAGAAACTTACTTTCGGTTAAACCTTTGTATCTCATAAATGGTTTGAGTCCATCGTACTGAGATGCATCTGTAGTTGAACCATAAAGAGAAGTTGTCTCAAAAAGAGCAATATCCTTTTCAAATACTTTGTTTAGGGTTTCTCGTGCAAAGTGAGAGCAGCACATTAGAGCAAGAAGTTTTCCACCAAGATAGTTGTACCCAAAAGGTTGTGATGGAACAATCACAAACCCCATCGCAGCGTGGCGATTAAAAATAGAAAGATTTGGTTGTTTTCCTAACCAAATATTTCTTGGTTTTGAATTAATTGTTGGAGAACCAAAGCGAATAAATCCAACAATAGTCTTAGTATTCTTTTCGTAGATAATCCAACGCAGTTCTCTTCCGGGAATGTTTGACTCGTTATTATGAGAGGACACCACCTTAAGAAGCGTGTTGTAATGCTCCTGAGGTAATGCTTGTTGAAATCGGTCTCCAACAAACTTAATATCAAAGTCCATATCTTCGGGATGAATATCTTCATTGAAGAATTCATCATGTAGAGGAACAATCGAATTACTAGTCTTGATAACTTCTTTCTTTACAAAACGCAAGTAGTCTTCAATATTTCCCATCTGTGAGAAATATTCAATAAACTCATTTGCAGCCCACTGAGCATCTTGTTCAGAAATAATCATTTAAATTCACATTCACACATTAACTCAGTTAGTGCTGCAAGAGTATTAATCTCCTGATCACAAACAAATCCACTTTGATACAAATACTTAGAGATTACAAGAACTGCGGCAGGAATACTTTGCGGAGTCAGAGATTCGTAACAGGCATCATAAACACGTCGCAAAACAACGTGTGCATCATTATCAAGATTAGAAACTACCCACTTACGGACTTCTGTAAAGTTCTTTTCCTTCAGATACTTGATAAGATCATTTACAGAGATATCTGAGAAAGATGCAAGAATACCTGAGTCAATTTTCCCTCCTGTAGAGTACCTTTGACATTCATTCAGGACTCTTCTGAAGTCTGGGAAGTGCTTTGATACCAGTTCTGCAACGACTTTTTGATCATACTCGATCCTCTCCGCATCCAAGATGTTTTGTAGACGCTTGAAGAAGGATCCTGCCAACTGTGCTTTTTGTTTTCCTTTGAT